GTTGTCCCTAAACTAACACTTGATACACTAATATGGTCATCTGTTCCATCAAAATCTAAAGCATAATTTTCAAATAATTCTGTTGCTTTGTTAGTTGCTAAAAACTCACCATTGAAAGGTGACCGCCCTAAAGGGTAATATGCAACTGGTTTTGTGCTTAAACTCATAGGGTTGCCAACTGCTGAGCCAGTTCCATACAATTGTGTTATTTGTGGTGCTGTAAGTGCATAATCAAATATTGATGCTTCTGTAATATTGCCAGTAAATTTATTTCCTGTATTTGCTGCTCCAATTTGTAAACTTCCTGATGTTGATGGAATAGCTCCTGATTGAGCAACTGTATTGTCTAAACTTCCATTTAAATAAATCTTTAAATTAGAACCATCATAAGTGCCAACTATATGAGTCCAAACATCTGTTGAAATTGTTGAAACACTATCAATTAAAAATGAAGAACCTAATCTTAATCTTGCAGTTCCTGTTCCTGAATTAGCAAATAACATATAATCACTATTAATTCCTTTAGCAATAAACATTGGAAAATTTTGTGATGTTATAGCTGTTGTAGGTTTTACCCAAGCAGAAAGTGTAATATTAGAAGTAATGTTTAAACTACTATCATTGCCACAATCAATATAATCTCCAGTACCATCAAATGTTAAAGAGTAGTTAGCAAGTTTATCTTGATTGCTGTTTTCTGGCATAAGCCAACTATTAGATATAAATTCTGTTGCCATATTTTTTTTAATTAATCATTTTTTAATCACCCATTCTATACCAAGCTAATGGATTTAATGTTGATAAATCACTTGGAGTTCCTGTTCCATAAATTGTACTAATATTTCCACTTGTTAAAGCACTATTCCAAAAAGCAACCTCATCTATATTTCCACTAACAAACTGAGAGTTTGAAGGATAGTTGGTACCTAAATATCTAAGTTTTGTGTTTCCTGTAAATCCTCCACTTGAAGTATCTGGTGAACCTTGGTCTACTCCATCAATATAAAAATTAACAGTAGAACCAGAACGGACAATTCCGAAATGATGCCAATTATTTAAACTAAATTCTGAACTTGTACTTAAATTCCACCCTTTAAAATCATTTGAAACATCTTTTATGTATATTATATTACTTGCAATTATTACTGATTGTTTAAAAGCATTTGATGGTTCACCAAAAACTGTTTGATTTGATGTAATAGAAGAAATATTTAACCATAAAGAAATTGTATTTATAGTTCCTAAATCATGCTGAGTTAAATCAAAATAATCATTTACCCCATCAAATGTAAAACTATTTGTGTTTGTGAAAGCTGGGGCTGTGATGCCTAATGATTGTTCTGCAAATGTTGCATCTGGTAATGTATATCTTACTGTATATGAATTTATACTTGATGTTGATAATGTTATTTCACCCGTTGATGAATTAATACTTAAACCTTCAGGAGATGCGGTAAAAGTACCACCAGCATCACCAGTAATAGTTGGTGTAGGGTCTGTACCATTTGTTGCATAACTTGATTCAGCATAACTAAAAGAAGCATCAGTACAGTTTGCTATTGATTTATATATTGAACCCCATCCAATAGTATTATCACAAACACCAACACCCCAATAAGAACTCTCATATATTTTACCAAAATCTGACATACTCTTTTTTTATTTAATATTTATAAAACCCAACCCCCAAAATTTGCAACAGTATCTGGGTCTATATCACCATTTGAATTGCTATTATATTCAGGGAATAAATTAGTGTTAAAACAAATGTAATCAATGAACCTATTTGTGTAATGTTGTGCTTTAGTTCTTGTATTTTCAATTAAAAAATCTACTCTATCTTTATCTAATGCAGTTGCATTTTCTGGACTATGTGAAAAGATTCCACCATTAGTTATATTAACACCAGCAAAAGGCAAATATTCTACCATTGCCCAGTATATTAACATGTCTTTTAAATAATCTTTTACTAAATTAAAATAATTAGGATTTAATAATTCTGTTAATTCACCATCCCTAATAAGCTTTTCAATCTTTTCATATAAATCTGTGCCTAAATAGTTTTGCATGTGAATGTCTTGCGCCAGACGTATATACGGTAAGAATTTATCTGGGTCTAAGTTCCCATTGGCACTTGTAAAAGTTACTAAATCTTGTCTTGTTATGAATAATGCTTTTGCCATATCTTAATTTATTTAACTCCTGGGTAATGTCCGTTATTAGGCATATTAATTGGTGCTACTTTTGCTTTATTGCTTCCAGCTGGTGAACGTCTGTAACTCTTAGGAATTGATTTTACTTTTTTATAATCAGCAATATCTTCAGTTCCTTTTTCTTTGCCTTTTTTCAATTTATATAATACTTGCACCCACTTGTGTTTACAGTATACACCACCTTTAAATTTAAAGAGTGAATATGATTGACCGTCATGCATTGGCAGTTTAGCTGATTTTTCAAAAGCTACTGTACTTGCTTTATCTATATCTTCAATTCTATAAACTATTTTATTTGCAGTTCTTGCCATCATTGCTTGGCAAAATGGCCTTGATTTATTGCCTTTTTTATTAGGTTTATTTGAACCCTTAGTATATTTAAATCTAATCTTGTAATATGATTTATCTAAAATACTAAATCCACTTGGCTTATCATCAATACTTGCTAAATCAGTTTTAATTAAACTATTTGCCCAATCTTCTTCATCATTAGTTTCTAAATAATCACGTTCAGCAACTTCTTCCCAATCTTCATCCATTACTTCACCTTGTAAACCATCCAAAATAACTTCATAATCTTCATCACTTAATTCTTCTTTGCTTAGTTTAGATTTACTAATAATTTCTTCAATTTGTTGGTATTCATCTTCTTCTTTAAAATCTTGATCTTCTACATCAATACCAGTTTCTTCTTCTATTACCTCAGCATCCATATCTTTATCTATTTCAATAAATTCTAAAGGTTCAATAGTTTGGAAATAAAGATTTAATGCAATATCATTTACTGCAAACATTTCATCTAATGCATCTATCAATAATTCTTGATATGGTTTTATTACTACATTATCAAATAATAATGAAGCATTTTTAATTTCATCAGCATTACTTGAAAAGCCATTAGATGAGTTTAAACCGATTAAAATAGGTGAAGTGACTCTATGTGTAACCATTATCTTTTTAGAGCATTCTTCACTAAGGTATGAGTAATGCGCTGGTGCATCATTCAAAGGAACATCATCAATAGTTGTTTTACTTTCTGCATCATTGTTAAAAGCTATTATTACTTTTTCACCATAACTTCCAGTCAGTTTTGACATTACGTCATTCTTGATATTTAACTGTTTTTCCCTATCTGGTACACCATTATTAAAGTTGACCACCTTCGTGCCTGAAAACCCATTCTGGCAATCATTAATTAAATAATCAGCAATTTCTTTTTCTAATGTTGCATAGCTTATTTGGTAGTCGGCTGGTGAGTAGTAGTAATATCCAGTAACATATCTTCTAACTATAAATATTTCATTTTGTGCGCCTGATCCAAATACTGGAAATCTTTTTAATTTAGTATTTCTTGTAACATCTTTCCAATCAGCACTATAATAGTAAGCTTCTATATCTCCATCTTCATTGCATTTTTCTGCTCTTAATGTTTCTCTTGGAAAATGTGTAATGCTTTTTATTTTATTGCCTTGATATGTAACCTGAAAAGCACCCTCACCTAATAATTTTAAATCTTGACAAACCCTTCTTAAATCTTTCTTTTTTAGAATAGATTTCATGTTTGCATATTCTTCTGGTTTTTTATGACTATCAGTAGCATCTAAACCTTTACCATAGATTCTATCTACAATACCATTTATTACTGCATTGTTAGTAGTTGAATCCATGAATGCATCTATCAAATTCTGATAGTAATCATTATGTTCACCAATACCTATCCAATCTCTGTTCTTTTCTTCAGTGATTATTGGTCTTTCATATTGGTTTAATTGTATTAAATGTAAATTATCCATCTAAAAATATTTTTAAGCATAAATGTATTCATTATTGCTTGTTGATTTTTCAATATATACATTATTGCTAATTTCAAAAGTAGAAAGTGTTTGATCAGTACAAAATAATTTATCTTTAAATATTAAAGTATTATCTGTTGTATTATTAATCTCCACAGTATAAAAATTAGCTTCATCAAGGGCTTGTGTTGTACTATAAGTGTAATAGTACTTAACCAAGGTAAAAGATGCGTTAGAGTCCGTTAAAATAACTTTATTTTGTTCTTCACTTTTTATAGTTAATTTATACACCTTAGAATTATCAATAGTTTCCCTTGGCATTAAATTTAGTAATCTTGTTCCGCTTTTAGTAATTATTTGCATCTTTTTTTATTTTACTGTTAAAAAAAAAGGA